GGTAGGAACTTAAAGTGTACAAAGTATTCTTTTCTTGTTTTGTTTTGATCTTGCATGTCATAATTTCTTCTGACAGATAAAACTTTTCCTGATCCTTCATCAATAGAAACTATGTAAGGAATTTTTAAACCTGTTGGTTCTTGCATCTCATCTAACTCTTCAAAACCAGGTAGATCTAAGTGTGTGTGAAATTCTAAAATATTGTAGATCTCATCACTGTGTGGATCTATGCCACCTAGCTCGTCTTTTTTCTCTGTGACCTCACCAACGTTTTCATCTTCTTCAACAGGCACGTCAGCATAAAAACCAGACAACTGTTGTTTTAATAAATCGTTGCCTTTCATTTTTATTTTGTGAATAATTGTTTCTGTATCATCTAAACTTGTTGCAGTGTATGGAACATACAAATCTTCTGCTGGTACAAACTTAGAAACACAACGACCTAGTAATTGGTCGTAATAAACTTTTTTAAATGTAGAACCTGATAGTGGTAAGTTAAATAACATTTGATCAAACTCTGGCTCGTACTCTTTCATCTCAACCATAATTTGATAGTTCATGAAATCTTTTACACGATCAGCTTGTTGTTCTCTTTCAGGTGTAACAGCACCAACAATCTGTGCTCTTACAGGTCCATCAGCTGGTAATAATTCTTTGTAAGCTAACGCTTGAAACTGTGTAACAGCCTCTGCAAGTACAGGGTGTGTTGCACCGCTTGCACCTCTAAATGGTTCTGCTCTGTCTTCATATTTAAAACCAAGAAGGTCCATACCTTTTGTGTATGTATTTTCCCAGTCTTGTCTTGACGCCTTGCAGTCTTCGTAAACTTCTATTAAATCACTAGCTAGTTGCTCAGTGTCATCTTCGTTCATTAAATTAACTAAGTTTTCGTTATGACCTTGTGGTCCTAATGTTGCGTTTAATGCTTGCGGATCAAAGTCAATCGTTGCACCACCGTCTTCATCTTGTGTAACTTCTATCGGTGGTTTTGTGTTTGCTTGTTGTTGCAACATTTCTGTTGCAGCGGCTGCGCCTGCTTGTGGCCCTTTTATTTGGAAGGAACGTCTTGGTCTTGGAACGTTCAATGTTTTCTTATCAATTACCATAATGTACTCTCTCCTTAAATTTAGAAGCTATGCCGCCGCGAGCCATTCCAACTCTACCACCGTTAGCCATATCGTCTATTATATTTGGGTCTGTTTGTTTATTTACAAAATCATCTATTATAGATTTTTTATCATCTATTTTTCTACCACCGGTTGCAAATTTTTCCCAATTACTAAGATCACCTTTCATGTCATCATAATCACCAAAGTTTTCGTAATCGTATGGGTCACCTTTTGCGTATTCTCCTGCTTCAAATTGTGGTTTTTCTGTCACCACTCCTCTGTTGCCAAACTTATCTGTCATAACCTTATTTTGACCTGGGACGTATTCCATAGAAACTTGTTGGTAATCGTTACCTCTACCAGTTACTGTAATTTTACCTGTAGCCATATCCTCGTACAAAGTATAGTCATCAAGTTTGTAAATTTTTTCTGTATCACCACCAGAAGTAAACTGTGCATATCCTGGTTCATTTGTAACTTTACCTTTGCTTCTAATTCTATTTACAAGTAATGGAAACCAATCAGGCATTCCTGCAACTGGTGTAATTGCTTTTGCTTTTACTACTGCAGGTGCAACTTTGTCGGCTGCTTTAAAAGGCATCATCAGACTTGCAAGTCCTGCACCCATGAGTCCTAAGAAACCACGTCTATTCATTTTTGGTCCGCCACCACCTTCTGCAAATCCTATACGACCACCCTCTGCTCTACCACCTGGAAACATGTTAGGGTTCATTTGATCATAGGCAGATTCTTCATTAGAACCACCTACGTTCATAATACCTCTGCCTTCTAGTGGTTCTGTTCTAGGTTTTGTCGTAGTCATGTCTGCCAACATTTTTGTTAATTTTTCTTGGTCAGCCGGTAACATTGGCGTGTCTGTTGTAAGACCACCTGTCATAATTAATTTTAATATTCCTTCTAGTTCTTTGTCTGTTTTTGCTTTTGGTTTTTTCATCGGCATCATCGGTAAACGTGACTCAAATGCTGCGTCTTCGTTTGCTCCGTGACTACCACCATGAGCAAACCCAATACGACCGCCTTTTGCATTTAGTGTTCTTTTCTTTCCACCAGGCACGTATGTGCCATCATTAAATGCGTTTTCTATTGCTTCTGCTTTTCTAAAGTTACCTTCTTCAATAGCTTCCATAATTTCGTCTGTTGCCTGCTGTTTTAACTCTTCCTGTGCTCTGTTTACTTTGGCTGCATCGGATATACCCATTGCATCTTCAGTAGCCTTTATTCGTTGTTTCTTCGTAGGATCATCTTCCATCTCTGATAAAAGTTTACCTTCTTCTATTCCCTTCATTTGTGCCTTGTATTTTTTACTGTTCATAGGCACACCTAATTTAATTAGGTTAATATCTTTTTCTGATAGTTGACTGTAAGGAATAATATCCGATGGATCGTCTGTAACTCTAAAACCATATTCATCAGCCATGTCATATGATTTTTGGAAATCGTCGTCTTTAAAAACTCTTTCTCCTGCTTTAAGTTTAAATGATTTTTTATCTCTAAGAACTGGTGGCACATATTCTGTAGGTTTTCTTTCAGAAAGTCTTTTCAAAAACTCATCTACAAACTCTTCAAAGTCTCCTTGGTTTGCTTTTTTAACACCTACAAAAGCCTCTAGCATTTCATCGTTATCAAAGGTTGTTCGTTTTGGATCACCAACTTCATAGCCTTCGTTCATCATGTCAGCAATTGTTTCTCTAATATCTTTATCTGATCTATTGGTTGCTTTTTGTACATCTGATGAAAAACTATCTAATTCTTTTGTTGAAACTTGTTTTGGTTCTGGAGATGTTTTTCTTGCTTTTAACGCTCTCTCTGTTTCTAGTTGGTCTAAACTTATGCCACGAACTTTCATTATGTATTCGTCCAACGACATAACGTCTGCATCTACGCTATCTACATATTTAGCAGATAATGCGTCGTCAGAGAACTCTCCTACACCTGTTCTCTTTTGCATTTCAGAAAAAGACTCTGGGTTATAGCTGTATTCTTTTGTTAAGACATTACCTTCTTCATCTATCACCTCACCTTGTTTTTTAAATTCACCTGGTGGTGTAGTTTCATCATAGCCTTTAGTAAAATCATCTATCTTTTTAATTTTGTCAGGAGAAACATCTACAGTTTCATCTGCCATGCCCAATATCTTTTTAAGAAAACTACCTATTCCTTTTTTACTAGCCATTAATAGTACGTCCTTTGCTGTTGTGGTAACTCTTCATCCTCGTAATCTTCTGGATGTTCTATAAAGCCACCTTGCCTAAATCTCATTACTGCTTGAGTCATGCTATCAACTAGGTCATCGTGTTCCCCCAGTGGAAATGCAGCGCACTCCTCAATCATCTCTTCAGAGAACTTGCGATCCGGATAATAAATCATTCCTGACTCAAATAACGGAGCAACAGAGTTCACTCTAGTATGTTTATCATTTCCCTTGCTTGGTGTAAAGTTAATAACCGGTATGCCCAGTTTACGCATTTCATACGTCAAAGGCAGTCCTGACGCTTTTGCCTCTACAATCACAGTTTCTGGTTTCCAATAATCGTACTGTTCTTTTGCTATTCTACGCAGTTCTGGAAACTCGTATCTATCCTTTACAAGGTCTAATAATATAAGCCGTGGTCCCGTGTCCTCGTTTGGTTGGAACACTCCCCATGTAGTTATGGCGCTGTAGTCAGCTGTTTCCTTCTTCATAAACGCGGTGTCATAAGATTGGATCACGTGCATTAGTGGTGGCAACTCGTCTTTCTCCCAAGGCACCCACCATTCTCTTTTGATAATAGACCCTTCTGCAGCTGTTGGGTTTTGCTGGTACTGTGCATTCCATTTTTGTATATTGACGGATGCTTTTACCGCTTCTAACTCTTCTAGTTTCCAGTATCCTGGCCATACTGGTTTGCCTGACGGTAATATGGCAGGGAACTCGATCACTTCCCACTGGTCTGCTTTTGCTTCTTTTTGGGCTTTCATTAATTTACCTGTCAAGTCAGCTACTGACCATCGAGTCATCACAACAATTATTCTACCCCCAGGTTGCAAACGCTGTCTAGGACCTGACGTATACCATTCGTAAACTCTATCATAAGAAGCCACGTTCAGCGCATCTTGCTCAGAGTGCGGGTCATCAATGATTAGTAGATCAGCACCACGACCTGTAATCGATCCGCCAACACCGGCTGCATAATATTCGCCACCTTGTGCTGTCTCCCATTTACCTGCTGCTTGTGAGTCTTCCCTGAGTCTTGTGTTAAATATTTTTTGATAGTCTTCCGTGTCGATTAGTGACTTTGCCTTACGACCAAACCTCACGGCTAACTCAGCGTTGTTCGTGGCTTGGATTATTTTTAGATTAGGTTGTT